GCCCGCACCGATCAGCAGCGCCCGCACTTCGTCGGGCGTCGCATCAATGGCGACAATCGCCACCGGACGCCCGTTGCCATTCAGCCGGACGCGCACAGCGCTCCGACCGAGATTGAAGCCGCCCAGCGCGTCGCTGATACGGCCTCCCAACACCTGCACTTCGATTGCGTTCATTTCCGTTTGTCCTTTGCGCCTCAGCGATACCCTGATTATACGGGTTTCGCGCCTTAAGTCAATAGGTACACTCATCGACGCGGCGTGCCATACCTCAGCGCGGCGTGCCAGGCCAGCGCCAGCGCCACGACCGTATCGCCGTGGCCGGTCTGATCGCGCGGGCTTTCGACCGTCCAGCCTTTCGAGGTCTGCTTGGCAGTGGCGGCGCGCAGCTCGTGGATCAGCACCGGGTCGTTCAGCAGGCGCAGGCCGTTCTCGTGAATTCCGGCGTACAGGTCGCTCATGACTGGCGGCTTGCTGGTGGGCGTCATGTCGAACGACCAAATGGCGGCCTTGACCTCTGCCGTGCCCGCCTCGTTCCTGAGCGCCTCAATCTCCGAACCGCCCATGCTGTTGCGCTCGGCGTAGACCAATTCGACGTTCCACTTGCGGAGGCGCGCCAGCACGCGCTGGCGAATTTCCTGCCAGGGCAGTTTGTTGACGCGCAGCAGATCGACCACCGCCCGCTCGGTCGCATCGGCGATTACCAACGCCGTGTAGTCCTGCTGCTGACCGAAGTCCAGCCCGCCGACGTAGCGGTGATCCTTGTTCGGTTCGGCGTTGGCCGGGGCGGTGATGGCGTGGCTGAACTCGCCAAAGTAACCCACGCCGGAATGCACGAAACAGGTCAGCGGGTCTTCCGGGTAAGCCTGCTTGAATTCGTGGCGCAGTTCGCGCTGCTTGCGCCGCCGGAACTTGATTTGCTCAGGCGTCAGGCCGTTGGCCTCGACCAGCGCCCGCTCCTCGTCATCGTAGGTCAGCACTTCGCCCGGCTCTAAGGCGTCGGCATACTCCGCCGCCCACCACCACGGGAAGAAGTGCAGCGTGTAATCGGCGTCGCCGTCGAGCGCCTGCATACATCGCTCATACCACCAGCCCGTCGCGCCGTTGGCCGTGGACTCCATCGGTTTCCAGTAAGCCGCCTCCGCCGCCTGCCCTGCGCCGTCGAGAATGCGCGTCGGGTCAGTCCAGTAAGCCACCTCGGAGGGATGCCACACGTCCCATGTGCCAGAGCGCCCGGTGTTGACGCTGCCCGCCGTGCCGATCACCCACCGGCTGCCATTGTCAAACCGGATGGTGGTCGCGTTGTCGATAATCCGCTTGGGCTTGAGGATGTGCCGACCGTCGGCAACGACCACCTCCGGCAGACTGTCGTACATGCGCTTCACCATGTCGCGCACGTTCTCGGTGTTCTTGTGACTGTCAATCATCGTCAGGATGCGCGTGGGCTTGGTGAGCGCGATACGCAGGCTTTCAGCCACCAGTGCTGTCGTCATGCCCATCTGCCGGGCTTTCAGGATCAGGTCAGCCCCGCGCCGGGCTTTGCGCCGGTGGGCAAAGTAGGCCGCCTGCGCCTGGTTGTGCTTCAGCCTGACAAGCCGCCCCTGCTTGTCCATGATGGTCAGCAGTCGGGCAAACTGCCCTGGGTCGCTCAGCGCCGCCTGCAGGCGCGCCAACTCACTCGCCATCGCCGTCCACTTCGGCCAGCAGTTCGCTGAAGGTGGTCATCTTGACGGTGGCCTCGACCTGCGACTTAACGGGCGCGTCGAGGCCGAGCAGCTTGGCGCGGCGTTCGATGATGCGCGTGAGCTGCTGAGTCAGTCGGGCGATGCCCTCGGTGTTTTCGTCGTCGGCCTTCTCAAGTGCCTGATGCAGGCGCTGTTCCAGTTCGTCGAGCTTGTCCAGTTCTTGGGCGCGCAAGGTTTCAGCGCCGTCAAGCTTGAGCTTTGCCAGTTCGTTGAAAGCATCATAGACGTACTGGCGCGCCAATGGCTCAGACACGCCCAAGCGCTCGGCGATCACGCGGTGCGTCAAGCCCTGCCGACGCAGTTCCAGCGCCATAATTCGGCGCTTCTCCGCCTTGATCTTTGATGCGTCGTTGTGTGCTTTTGCCTTTTGGCGCGCCACTGCGTCCCCCTATCATCAGAATTGCTTATACCTGAAATTGTATCAGAGACCGCCGCGCCGCTCCGATTCAGCCCGCGCCAGGTCGAGAACCTCGCCATCCTCGCGGATACTGTCGGCAATCGACAAGGCGCGGCTCGATCCCGGCATGGCGTACTTCAGGCTGATTTGCAGGTTGGTCAGGCCGGTCTGAAGGCGCTCGATCAGCGCCCGCAGTTCGTCGTCGGTCATGGTCGGCAAGGTCATTGCCCAGAGCTGCCCGTTCATCGGTCGGCCTCGGTGGGGCGGTCGCTGTAGTGCGGCGCGCTGTGGCCGTTGCGGTAAGGCTTGCGGGTCGTGCTGCTGGCCTGCGCCGGGCGGTTGTCGGAGGCCACGTCCACAAATAGCTTGTACATGCCGTGGAAGCCCACGCGTGCCGTGCCGGTCGGCCCGTGCCGGTTCTTCAGGACGATCATCTGCGTATCAATCAGGCCGGGGTTCTGCTGCTGGCTGTCGTGGTCGTTGTGAATGGCGATCACCACGTCCGAGTCTTCCTCAATCGCGCCAGTGTCCTTGAGGGTTTCGAGCGTCGGCACGCTCGCGCCCTCGCGGTTGATCTGCGTCGCCATGAATATGACGGCGTTGGTTTCCACCGCAAGCTGCTTGGCCTCGGTCATGATGTGCGCCATGCGGAGGCGCGTGCCAGAGTCGCCACTGAATGCCTGACGGGTGCGAATGAGCTTCAGGTAGTCGAACATGATGAACTTGACGCCCTGCTCACGATGCACCTTGAGGATTTTGTTGACCATATCCTCCCAGTACATGGTGCGGTCGTCGATGTCGATGTTCAGCTTTGCCATTTCGCCGTAGTGCCTGACGTAGCGCGCCATGACCTCCGGACTCATGCGCCCTTTCCGCAGATCGTCCAAGGGAATACGGCACTCCTGAGCCATCATCGCATCGACCACCTGAGGTACGGGCATCTCGCGGGTGAACAGCAGCAGCGGCGCGCCGGGGTCTTTCTTGGCATAGAAGCGGGCTGCGGCGTGCAGGATCGACGACTTGCCTTTGCCCGGTCGTCCGGCCCAGGTCACGACCGACTGGTCATAGATTTGACCCATGACGGCCTCCAGACCCACCAGCGGCAACTGATGCGAACCCTCCGAGATCGACAAGCCCTGACGCTGGCGCTCTGCCGCCGCTTCAATCCGGCTGAACTGGGCGTCAAGGTGCGCCTCGAACGGCACAGAGTCGGCACTGACCACACTGCGCGCCATGACGGTTTTGTACTGAGCGTCGATCTGCGGGAGGCTCTGCTCCAGGCCGACCGCTTCATTGAGCGCGGCGTCCCGGATGCTATCGGCCAGGCGTGCCATGTGGCGGCGCTTGGAGGCCACAGCGACCACCTGGGCATAGACCTGCGTGTGCATGGCCGTGCCCAGCGAGTTACCCAGTTGCACCAGGTAGGCCGGGCCACCCAGCGCGGCGAGCGTGCCTTTCTTTTCGAGGTAATCAGCCACCATGAGAATGTCGGTGGGTTGCCCGGCGTGGTGCAGATCCAAAATGGCGGCATAGAGCTGCTTGTGACGCAGCATGAACATATCGTCGGGCTGAATGATGGTCTTGACGATATCGATGTACGACGGGTCGATCATCAGACCGGCAAGCACGGCTTGTTCGGCCTCGTGACTGTAAGGCGGTTGGACGGGTGCGTTTTGGGCGTTCACGAAAGTTCCTCTCGGAGTTGGTCAGGGTCAGCTTCACGGAGAGCGGGCTTGCCGGTCTTGCGAGGTTGCTGCTGGGCCAGCCATTCAGGCGCGAACTTCGCCAGAGCATTCACGCTGAATGTCCCCCAGCCCTGCCTGCGACACCATGCGTAGAGCGGTCGCACGTCCTCAGGATGGTACTGCGCGGCCTTGAGTTCGGCGGCAGCCATGCCGATCTGCTTGGCGAGGCGCTTGGTCAGTCGCTCCGGGTCATAGCCGAATGCCTCGACGATGGCATCGAACATCAGATTGCGCGGAGTCGGTTTCGGTTCAGGCTTGGGCTTTGGAGCGGTCTGCGCTTTGGACTTGGTTGCTGGTTTCGGCGCGGCTGCTTTGACGGGCTGTGCCGGTTTCTGCGGTGTGTGTACCGGCGCGTCAGCGGCGGTGAGCGGTAGAACGTACGCCTCAAAGTCGGTCAGCTCGTCGTCTGTCGGTAGATCGGTGCTTTTGGATTTCGCGCCGGTAATCTTTTCTTTTATCTCTCCTGTACCACTCTCGTATATGTATACGTGCGGCTTTTCCGTATCCGGCTTTTCCGTATCCGGCTTTTCAGGAAGTGGACTTTCAACGACGCGCTGCTCGTAAAAGACATACGTGCTGCTGACCACGCGCTTCTTTTCGTCCCGCTCGATCACAAGTTGAACATAACCGGCGGCGCGCAGCTCGCGCAGAATGCTATACACCTTGTCGCGCCCCGCACCCACTCGCTTGCGGAGGTCGGTCACATTGACCTCCCAGTTGTCGGGTCGTGAAAGAACCTCTGTCAACAGACCCAGCGCCTGGTAACTGATAAGCCGGTCTTGAGCAGTCTCGCGGCTGATTTGGACAAAACGGTAATCTGGCAGTCGGGGAGCGCGTCGGATACGCGCTTTGCTGCTCGATTCTGAGTTCGCGGTCATTCCTCACCGCCTTCGCCAATGACCTTGATGTGCAGGGTGTCGCCCTTTTGACGCAGATACCCTGCGTCGATCAGTTCAGCAAAAGCCGGTTGCAGGTCGGCAGACGGCACGCCTAGCAGGTTCGCCAGATAGCTATGCTCGAATGAGAATTCGGTCATGTCCCCCAGCATGTACCACGCGAGGCGCACATAAATGCCCAGCGCCAGCGCGCTGACACTCTTGTCGGCGACCACTTCGGTGCTGAGGGTTAGGGAATACTTGCGCGACTTCTTCGATGTGTCGGGGCTACTCGTCATGACCGCCCCTCTCTTTCTGCGCTGGGCGCACTGGGGCTTGTCATGGACGGACTGTGAGGGTATACTTCGGGGCATAAACGTGCGCGCATGGTCACCTCCATCGCACATGGAGCCTGTTTGGGAAGCCACCCCCAGCAGGCTTTTTCTTTCGATAGACTGCATTGTAATCCAGACTAGCCCGGCATTCAACCGCCGAACTTGCCCCGCGCCTCGATTGACGCGGGGCTTTTTGTTGGTCAGCGCGCCCGCTTCTCCGGGTGCAGAGTAAAATAAACTTTGTGACGCTTGATGCCCAGTTGCCGGGCAATCTCGCCGTTGCCCATGCCCTGCGCGGCAAGCTGCCGGATGCGCTCGTTCAGTTCGGGATCGCCGTCAATGGACTTGCGCGGCGCGCCAGCACGAGCCAGGGCGTGGCTGATGTAGCTGGGAGAGACGCCGTAGTGCCGGGCCATCGCGCCCTGACTCGGATACGACTTGACGAAGGTCAGGACGAACTCCGGCAGGGTCATGCCCATGCGGTCGGCCTCCTGGCGCAGCGTGCGGGTGTTGTTGGACATTGATTGCTCCTTGATTCGGGTGTAAGATCGGGTTGTTGAGAGCCACCCGAAACAGCCGCCCCGACGCAGAGGCGGCTGTTTTCTTTTGGACTAAGCCAACGCCTCCGCAAATTCACCACTCAACTTGACGCGCAGACTCAGCGGTTGCCTGAGCATATGCACGTACCCGGCTTCCTTCTTGCCCAGTATGTTTAGCCACGCGGCGAGGTCAGTCTCGTGCGCCCGGTCGAAGTCGCGCCACTGGCGATTGAACACGTTCACCTCCAGCCCACCGGCACTGACCAGACGGGCATAGGCGTCGCCCTTGACGGTCACATGGCGGCTGATCTGCGTAAAGCTCAGTTCCGCCGGTTCCTGGCAGTTCTGGATCAGCCCAAGCTCCATCAAGCCCCAGAGCGCCGCCGTCATGGTGCAGTCGGCCACGGCGTCGTGCGCTTCCGTCAGCAGCTTGTCAGCCCCGCGCTGCACCTCGTAAGCCGCGCCCAGCCACCACCACTTGAACTCGCCCGACGCCTTGCGCGCCCCGAATGCCGCCCCGTAGCGCAGCATGGCACAGTGCCAGTTAGCCCACGGCGCGGCCTGCCCGATGCTCTGATAGGCGTTCTGAATGATCCGCAGGTCGTAGGCCGCATTCCAGGCCACGACCATCTGCCCGTCAATCACCGTGCGGAGGGCGTCGGCGATGTCGGCAAAGCTGGGCGCGTCGGCCAGCAGATCGGCGCTCAGGCCGTGGGTTGCCACGGCCTCCGGGTCGATTTCCACCGTGGGGCGAACGTGACTGCGGAAAATCACGTCGCCCCCGGCGCTCAGAACCGCCACGCTGACCGGCTGGTCGAGCTTCATCCCGGCGTTCAGGCCGGTGGTTTCGGTGTCGAGAATCAGCGGGGCGGTCACAGTCCCCCCTCCATGCGCGGATCCTCTGCCTCGAAGAAAAGCCCCTGATCGTCGCGCCAGACCGTGACCGGCTGAATCGGGTGCAAGCCAGCGGCCAGACCCTCCCACGCCTTGACGTGCGCCGCCCATGCCGGGCTGATGCCCTTGAGAGCATCGGTGCTGGACAGTTGAACCGCCGCGCCGTTGTGGTCGATACGCAGGGCGTAGGCGCGCTTGTTGCCGCTGGCCTTGACGACCACCTGCGAAGCCACACCCACGCGGGATGGCTCAGAAACACTTGTGACGGCCTCTGGCGCGTCGATCACGTCCGGCGCGGGCGTCGGGTCGTTCGGACGGCCTGACGTGGCGCTGAGGGCGGCCTGTGCAGCGGGCGGGGCATCGTAGCCCTCATCCGGCG